ATACCTTGTTCCTTTTGTTATTGGTTTTACACCGTGTGGAAATAAAAAATTACTTGGCCACACTATTAATCTATTAGGCCTTACTGGCACTATTAATTCATCGGTAAAGTCAGGATTTGCAAAACCCAACTCTCCACCCTCATAATCATTGTTACAAAGAAGTATCATACTCATAGTTCTTGGTTGTGCAGCAAAATGATCCACATGAAAATCATAGTGTCCACCTACTTCATATTTTAAAACTTCTATTGAATTTATTTGTCCAACCCCTAAATCTCTTATTTTCGTATCTTTTGCATAGGTTATAATAGATTCAGAAAAAAATTTATTTAGTAGATTACACCAGTGTGCCTCTGTTAAACTTTTTCCAAGATTAATTAATGGTTTGGTTTCAACATTTCTTATATTCTTATCAAGAACACCCTTACTTCCAACCACACCTGATCTAAAATCACAGGTGTTAAACCATCTTATCATATTACCCATCGTTTGAGGTGGTATGACACCATCATAAACTTTTACATAATTTCTTAATTCCATGATTTTTTACTCCATATTCTATCTTTATACGATCTTATAATTTGAAGCTGATGAGAAAGATAATCTCTAAATGATTGTTTTCCAAGTTTAGTTCCAAGTTTCATTTTCCAACTATCTCTTTTAAAAGGTATGACTTGTGCAAACGGAGTGCCTCTTTTAATTGTAGTCGTTAAAGTTTCGTATTTATCACCATTTATTACAAATGGAAAATTAACTTCTAAATTCCATTTATCTGTGTCTACTATACCGGAAATAATTTCAAACCTATCATCAGCGTTATTTAAAGGTGGCACAAACAAACAAGAATATCCAGGAGGTGTTTTTACAATCCAAGGATTTAATATTTTTAATACAGCAAAATTTTTATTTTTTTTAAGAAAACTAGACCCTTCTAATTGATGTTGATAATGAATTTGAGCTTTTCCTCCATTTAAGTTCATCATTTTAGCACCTATCATACTATCTTCTTCGCAAAGACCGAATCTAAATTTAAAATCTTTTATGTTTTTTCCTGTTTTTTCGTCCACCATTACCTCACCTGTTTCAGGATGAATCTTATCTATATTAAATTCTACAAATAAATCTTGAGGCATTTTTAAAACATAACCTGCTGTCAGCGTATCTAAAACAGGCATACAACCTTTAATAGTTAAACGTTTCATATTATGCTCTAATTTTTTATACCACTCTGGAATATGTGCTTTAACAGGCTCAGGTTTTTCTAGCTCTGTATGAGCGTAGTCTTCGTGACATATAAACTCTATTTGCTTTCTAAACATAGAGGTTAATATACTTATTTATAATTAAAAGTAAAGAATTATTCTTTTTTAAGAGGTACTTGTAAACCAGGATTTCTAGGTGTGCCACCAGCGTCTTCAATTAGACATTGTGGTGTTTTACTAGTGGGGTATGTTAAATTTAACGCATCCAAATCAATGTTTTGTAAATCTTGTTTATAGCCTGTCCAAACCGATCTTTGGCTATGGTTTTCACCTATTTTTCCTACAAGCCATCTATCAATAATGCTTATGTCACCCTCTATCCAGTCTTCTATTTGTTCTCTAGTAAAAGTTCCAGGGTGATGATTATCATTTACAGCATTATCGTAAATTACATAAGTGTCATCACTATTATACTTTTCAAAAGTATGTGTTTCTTTAATTATGTTTAAATACTCTGTATCTGTAATTTCAATTTTTTTGTACGCTGTTAAACCATCATTGCCCATTGTAGATATTATTTCTGCGTCTCCACCATCAACTACTTTACATAATGATCCTGGATGATTTGGTGTGTCTGGTAAACAAATTGCGTATTTGGCCATAATTAACTTCCTGTGTTTTCGTAAATTAAAATTGCTCCGTGTAATCCTGTACCTAAAAATCCACCTCTAGGGTTTCCTCTAGTAGATCCTTGACCCATAAATAATTTATTTTGATCGTTTCTTAACTGATTACCTAAAGCGTTACTTGGAGCGTTTCCATGGTTAAGCATCATCATGCCTACACCAAAACCACTATTGTTAATGTAAGGTCCACCATCGGCACTGTTATAGTCTCCAGGTGTGTTTGATTGAAAATTCATAGTACTTAAAGTTCCAATAGGTCCTGCAGTGCAGTTTCCAACTGCTCCAGTACTAGATGAAGCTCCTCCGCCACCACCGTTTGCCGTTCCTATGTTTGTTAAATTAGTTGCAGTTCCTGCCGTACCGTTTCCATTTGTACTAGCTCCACCTGTGCCAAGTGTATAAGGCCCTGAAAAAGGTGGACTAATTGGAGCTGTAAAATATCCAAAACCACCAGGACCACCTTGACCATTATTAGGTCCTTGCCCACCACCTCCAGCACCTACTAAGTAGGCACCAACGAAGTTAGCATTATTACCTGCAGTATAAGTTCCAGGTCCTGATCCCGGTCCATACTGTTGAAAAGTAGGAACCATGTTTCCACCACCTGCAGTTCCAGATGAAGCAGAAAAAACTCTACCTGCTGAGTCAATACTTAAAGATGCTAGTGTGAATGCACCTGTTGCTGGTTTAATTATTTTTGGCATTTAAGTCCTCCATTAATCTACTAATTCAACATACGAAACGTGATAATCTAAATCACTAGCTGCACCTGCTGTTACAGCTATTAAATCAGTTTCGTCTAAATAAATCGGAGTATCAATAAGGCTTAAAGTTGAGTCTGCTGGAACGGAAACTGTACTTAAAATTTTAAAGTAAGTTGAACCGTTATCGTTACTGATTTCTACAGTAGCATCAACAGCGTTTGTCCCATCATCGTTTGCTAAAAGTATAGTGTCGATTCTAACTGCAGTGTCTGCAGGAACATCGATCATAGTTGTTCTGTTAGTATCGCCCAAAGTACCCATAGCGTTTTTGGGTGTGATTGTTGCTATATTAACTAGATTTGGTGTAGCCATATTTTTCTCCTATTTGTTTTCTACCCGAAAATCATGGAAAAGACAATACCTTTTCCATCAGTTGTTATTTTTTGTGTTGAACTAGTGCCATTAGCATTAGTTAATTTACCAACTCCCGAGCCTTTTGGCACCAAAGTAAGGTCAATATTAGTATCTCCACCAACAGCTGAAATAGTAGGACTATTACCAGTTGCAGCGTTAGTTATGTCAAAATGGTTAACAGCAGAGGCTGTTGTTTGAAATTGTAATTGTTCGTTACCGTTTTCATCTCTAATTCCATGATCATCATCAAAATCGACCATAAAAGAATTAGTGTCTAAATTACCGCCTAATTGTGGGGATGTGTCATCTACGACATCGCCTCCAAATTCAACAGCAACAATATTAGGATTAGTGCCATCATCTGCTTTAGCATACGCTAAAATAGTTTTACCATTTGAAATAGTTGCACTAGTTCCTGATCCTGTAACATATTTAAATACTACGTTTTGAGAACCCGAAGTTCCATTTTTTAAAAGATAAAGTTGTTGTACATCTAAAGGTATTGTTACGTTTCTAGATGCAGTTAAAGATCCTGTAAATTCTATAACTCTGTGTGCAAGAGTTGCACCAGTTGAACCATCAGAAACTGATAAAGTTGTATCTCCAGAATCTGCCACAGCTTGTGAAGTTGTTCCACCAGCTAATTGTTCGATAAGTTCTAAATTAGTATTAGTCTTTGTACCCCAAGTACCGGCGTTTTCACCTGTTGCTTGTTTTTCTATACCCAAAGGGGTGTATGTTGATGCCATATTTTTCTCCTATGCGACGT